GGAAAACTAATAAGTGATGAAAAAAGATTGAGATATACAGGCACAGAATACATTAAAAGTGAAACTGAAATGCTTGACCTTTTTAAAGATCATATTGATGATGAATCAATTAAAGAAGCACGTGCTTTCAGAGACAAGTACGGCGACATACAAAATTTCGAGGTTCATGGTTATGACAGGTATCTCTATCAATTCATCTCGAAAGAGTTTCCGAAGGAAATTGATTACGACCTTAAAAGTCTTAAAATTACATCTCTTGATATCGAGGTGGCATGTGAGAATGGCTTTCCTAACGTGCAGGAATGCTCGCAACCTCTTCTTAGCATTACAGTACAGGACTATCTCAGCCGTAAGATCAAAGTATGGGGTACCAAACCGTATACAAACAATCGAGATGACGTTGAGTATGTACTGTGTGACGATGAAGAACATTTGCTCCGTTGTTTTCTTGACTATTGGACTACTAATTTCCCAGATATTCTCACGGGGTGGAATGTAGAACTATATGATATCCCGTACATATGTGGACGTCTAGAAAGATTGTTTGGTGAAAAAGAAATGAAACAAATATCCCCTTGGGGTATTGTGTATAGAGAAGATATAGAGATAAAAGGTCGTCAACAAATACTTTATAATATTTTTGGGATCAATGTGGTTGACTACATGGATCTTTATAAGAAGTTTACATACACTAATCAGGAATCTTATAGGTTAGATCATATAGCATTTGTAGAATTGGGTCAAAAGAAAGTTGATCACAGTGAGTTTGAAAACTTCAAACAGTTTTATACTAATGATTGGCAGAAGTTTATTGACTATAACATCGTTGACGTGGAACTTGTCATACGTCTAGAAGAAAAGATGAAGTTGTTAGAACTTGCTGTTGCTCTAGCATATGACGCTAAAGTTAATATCAGGGATGTATACTACCAAGTAAGAATGTGGGATACGATAATATATAATTTTTTAAAGGACAAGAACATAGTAGTTCCTCCTGCAAAAAGATCAAGTAAAGATGAAAAATACGAAGGTGCTTATGTTAAGGAACCGAAAGCAGGACGCTATGATTGGGTGGTTAGTTTTGACCTCAATAGTCTGTACCCTCATCTTATTATGCAATACAATATTTCCCCAGAAACCCTCGTTGAAAAACGACACCCATCAGCAACTGTTAATAAGATATTATCTCAAAAAATAGATATCCCAAAAGAATATGCTGTGTGTGCTAATGGTGCTATGTATCGTAAAGACATACATGGATTTTTACCTGAGATTATGCAGAAGATATACGATGAACGTGTGCAATCTAAAAAACTTATGCTCGTAGCAAAGCAAGAGTATGAAAAAACTCCAACTAAAGAACTAGAAAAAAAGATAAGTAAATTCAACAACATACAAATGGCACGTAAGATTCAATTGAACAGTGCTTATGGTGCTATCGGCAATCAATACTTTAGATATTATAATCTAAAAAATGCTGAAGCTATTACTATGTCAGGTCAAGTTTCTATTCGTTGGATAGAACATGAAATGAACCTGTATCTAAACAAAATTTTGAAAACGGAGAAAGAAGATTATGTTATTGCTAGTGATACTGATAGTATCTACCTTAATCTGGGTCCTCTGGTTGAAGGTGTATACAAGGGCAGAGAGAAAACTGATAAAAGCGTTGTCTCGTTCCTTAATAAGATCTGTTCGATGGAACTTGAAAAACATATTTCGCGTTCTTACAAAGCGTTGGCAGCATACGTCAATGCCTACGACCAGAAAATGATAATGAAGCGAGAGAATATCGCTTCTACTGGTATCTGGACTGCTAAGAAAAGATATATGCTCAATGTATGGGATTCTGAAGGTGTAAGATATGATGAACCCAAGTTAAAAATGATGGGCATTGAAGCAGTGAAGTCTTCTACTCCTGCACCCTGTCGTACTGCAATTAAAAATGCTATACAAGTGATGATGAATGGTACAGAAGATGATCTTTTATCTTACATAGATACTTTCAAAACTGAATTCAATTCGTTACCACCAGAAGACATTGCATTTCCGAGGTCAGTAAATGGACTACGTAAATTCAAGGCGTCAGGAACCGTGTATTCAAAGGGGTGCCCTTTACATGTTCGTGGAACTCTGTTATATAATTTTTACATCGCAAAAAACAAACTCGAATATAAGTATCCACTTGTCCAAGAAGGAGAGAAGATAAAATATGTGTATCTCCTGCGTCCAAACCCACTAGGAAATGAGAACGTAATCTCATTCCTCAACACTTTCCCAAGAGAACTTAATCTTGATGAGAGTATAGATCGTGATGCTCAGTTTAAGAAAAGCTTCTTAGACCCTTTACGAATCATCACTGACGTGATAGAATGGGATATAGAAAGAGTCCCTAATTTAGAATTTTTATTTGCATGACTTCATCATTTTTAAAAAACATTGTCAAAGAGATTGACAATGAATACGCTGGACTTCTATCTGAAGGAGGAGTTGGTGACATAAACTCATTTGTAGACACAGGATCATATATTTTCAATGCCCTTGTAAGTGGATCTATTTACAAAGGAGTACCTAGTAATAAAATTACAGCACTAGCAGGAGAGAGTGGTACAGGTAAAACATTTTTTGCTATGGGTGTTGTACAAAATTACCTTGCAGAGAACCCTGATGCGGGTGTAGTTTATTTTGAATCAGAAGCTGCTATCACAAAAGATATGATAGAAGAACGTGGCATTGATGGTACACGTATGATACTCATACCAGTCACTACAGTACAAGAGTTTAGAACTACTGCTATACAAATTTTAGATAAATATCTTCAACAGAAAACAGAAGATCGCAAACCTATGATGTTTGTGTTAGACTCTCTAGGAATGCTTTCGACATCTAAAGAACTAGCAGACAGTGCAGAGGGTAAAGACACTCGTGACATGACTAGAGCACAAGTTGTCAAGGCAATTTTTCGTATCTTGACTCTAAAACTAGGCAAAGCAAATGTACCCCTACTTGTTACAAATCACACATACGATGTCGTTGGTGCCTATGTTCCAACTAAAGAAATGGGTGGAGGTAGTGGACTTAAATACGCTGCAAGTACAATTATATACCTATCAAAGAAGAAGGAGAAAGATGGAAAAGAAGTTATCGGAAACATTATTAAAGCAAAGGCTGCTAAGTCGCGTCTAACAAAGGAGAACGCAAGTGTTGATACCAGATTATTTTTTGATGAACGTGGACTCGATAAGTACTACGGACTATTGGAGTTGGGTGAGAAATATGGAGTTTTTGAACGTAAAGGTAACCGTGTTGTTGTTGGGGAGTCTAGCGTCTACCCTTCTGCTATTCTCAAGGATCCTGACAGATACTTCACCCCCGAAGTGATGGAGAAACTTGACTGGGCAGCAGGACAGGAGTTTAAATACGGACTATGAAGATAGAAGCTTTTCCTACTCTCATCTATCGTTATCACATTGATGAACAAGAAGCAATCAAAGAAAGAGTAAACGAATATTACGAAGAGAATAAGTTTAAGAATACTGTACCTGACCAGTGGAACTGTGACCTGTTCACATCATATGGTACAGGTTCGTTCCCTATAGGAGAATGTCTAGACGCATTCACTCCTACACTGGATGACTTCCAGACAGAATCAAAATCTTATGGTAATATGATCTTGACAGACATGTGGTTAAATGTATACGAGACACAGAACTGGCAAGAGAAACACATACATTCACCAGGTCAGTGGTCTGCTGTTTACTATGTGGACTTCGATCCTAATGAACATAAGGCAACTAATTTCTACCATCCCAATGAAACATTACTTGCGACAGCGGGTGTAACTCAGAACACTCTTGTACCATGGGTACAGGAAGGAGATATGATTATCTTCCCATCATGGTTAGAGCATGCTGCTCCCATGAACAAGTCCTCCGTCAAGAGGTCGACTATATCATTTAACTTTTTTATTGAAGAAGAAATCTATGAAGGTGGAGACACTGATACTGAAGAACTTACTGTTAACTGAGGAGTATCCTCGGAAAGTTCTTCCGTTCATTAAACAGGAATATTTTGAAGACAAAACAGATCAAGTTTTATTCGACGTAACTAATAAATACTTCGTAAAGTATTCTGCTGTCCCTACAGTTGAAGCCCTTACCATTGAAGTAAGTAAGATTACCTCACTTAGTGATGATCAATTCAAGCAGATTACACAGACATTAGAGTCGTTTGATAAGGAGACAACCGAACTAGATTGGTTAGTTGATACTACTGAGAAGTGGTGTCAAGACCGTGCGATCTATCTTGCCCTCATGGAGAGTATCAAGATAGCGGATGGTAGTGACCAGAAGAAGGACGCGGGTGCTATCCCTAGCATATTATCTGATGCTCTAGCTGTATCGTTTGACAATCATATAGGACACGATTACATAGATGACTACGAAGAAAGATACGACAGTTATCACAGAGTTGAAACCAAAGTACCCTTTGACCTTGACTTCTTTAACAAAATTACAAAAGGTGGTCTACCTAATAAGACTCTTAACATCGCGTTGGCTGGTACAGGTGTCGGGAAGTCTCTATTCATGTGCCACGTTGCTAGCTCCGTGTTGCTCCAAGGACGGAACGTTCTCTACATTACAATGGAGATGGCAGAAGAGAAAATTGCTGAACGAATTGACGCAAACCTCCTCAACGTAGACATACAACAGTTAGCACAGTTACCTAAGATAATGTTTGAGAATAAGATTACAGCATTGTCACAGAAGACACAGGGTAAACTGATAGTAAAAGAGTATCCTACTGCGTCAGCACATGCGGGTCACTTCCGAGCACTCTTGAATGACTTGGCATTGAAGAAAGCATTTAGACCAGAAGTTATCTTTATAGACTATCTAAATATTTGTACATCGCAGAGGTTTAGAAATGCGTCGGTCAATTCATACACCATGGTTAAGTCGATTGCGGAAGAGCTCCGTGGTCTTGCAGTTGAGTTTAATGTACCACTCGTCTCCGCTACTCAGACGACTCGTTCTGGCTATGGGAGTAGTGATGTTGATCTTACTGATACAAGCGAAAGTTTTGGGCTTCCCGCAACTGCTGATCTTATGTTTGCTCTTATTTCTACGGAGGAACTTGAGGGGTTGGGGCAGATAATGGTCAAACAACTTAAGAATCGTTACAACGACCCGACCATATACAAAAGATTTGTTGTAGGAGTAGATCGTGCAAAGATGAGATTATATGACTGTGAACAAAAAGCACAAGACGATATACTTGACAATAAAAAAGAGGAAGATTATAATGAAGAAAAGAAATTACCTAAAAAATCATTCGCTGAATTTAAATTTTAATGACTAAAAAAGTTGACTTTAATAAGTATGCTCTATTCGTGGATGGTGTCACATCCAATCCCAGTAAGGATTATCAATCTTTTCTTGAGAGTCTTAGTGACCTTGATGGAAAGGGTGCCAATATTCACAGGCTTCTTACTGCTGCTGTTGGGATTAGTGCTGAAGGTGGTGAGTTTATGGAGATCGTTAAGAAGATGGTTTTCCAAGGTAAGCCTTACAACGATGACAATCGAGAACATCTTATTATTGAGTTGGGTGACGTTATGTGGTACGTGATGCAAGCGTGTGCTGCACTTGATGTTTCACTTGAAGATGTTGTTGCAGGAAACGTAGAAAAGTTAAAGAAAAGATATCCTGGCGGAGACTTTGATGTATATCATTCAGAGAATCGGGCATCGGACGATAGATAATAAAGAGAATCTTAAGTTTATAATATACTATACCCCCCATGGACTATGAGTTAGAATTAAAAAATGAACAATTGGAGAACATGATTCATGTTTATGAAGAGCACATAAATGCTCTAGAAAAAGAAAATAAAAGTTTAAAGTTACAAGTTGACTTCTTAAAACAACAACTAGAATACAAAACTTTTGGTAAACCGTTAGATTTGGAGGAAGAAGAATGAGTGGTGACATAGGATTAGAACAACCGATTATCTTTTATCATAAAAAGATGACAGAAGCAAAAAAAATTGTGTTAGAGCAGAAAGGAATTAAGTTAGCGTATCTGGAAATAAATAATAAAAAAGAAAAAGTAAGTGGCAACAGAATACAATAATGGTGATATAGCAGAGTTAATTTTAGCTGCAGCAATATCAGCAAAATTTAAAAAAAGATTGTCTACAGCAAAACTTTCTAGAGAGCAAATAATATCCATTGGAGATTTACCTAGAGTAACTTCGAGAGAAGTAAAAGATACATTAAAAACTATAATTTCTAATTCATTTAGAACGCAATTTAATGTTAGAGATAGGGATATAGTTAATAAAAGAATATCAAGAGTTACTGATAATATTTCTGTGGCGGTAAGAATACCTGCAAATAGTGAGAGGTATATGTCAGCACAACCCATTGGTTCAAGATTTTCAAATTTTGAAAATATTTTTAATTCAGCAACAAATTTTGTTAATGCAGATACTGAAATTAAAAGAAAGGTTTTTAATACACAGTTTAACCTAAAAAAAGATTTAATAGAGATTGAAGGAATAGGAACCAAGGGTCAGACAACGACGAAG